GCGTTGTATTCCAGCCAGTACAGCTCACGTTCAGAAGCCACGCCGTCGCTGACCCGGTAACAGGTCGGACGGTAGATGTCATCAGGCTGCATCCAGCGGGCGAAGTCTGCAAGGCCAAAGTCAGCGGTTGGCGACAGGGTGCGTGAGCCGGATGTTGTAGCTGTCGCCTCGCCGCGGCGCCACAACCATGTCTCGTGCATCAGCTCGATGTCGCGCCAGGCCCAGGAGACCCAGTAAAACAGGCGAAGGTCATCCCCCGTCGCTGTTGCGAATGACGTGGGCCCGCCGCCGGTCAACCCGGATTCGCGCTTGACCACCTGAGTCAACTGAAGCAGGTTCACACCGGGCTCCTGTCTGAGCGTCAGATGTCGCGGCGCTGCAGGGGGAACCGCTGCTTGTCGGCGAAGATGTAGGCGTCCTCGTCGTCCGGCTTTTCCGGGTCCGGCTCGCGCACGGTCTCGATCAGGGACTCGATGTGATCGGCCATCTCGACAGGCACGCGCACCCACTTGTCGAACTGGATGGTGATCTGGTAGTTGTTGATGCCGAAGAACTGCTCCTTGAGCTTGGGGTCGGCGGACTTGTACAGTTTGATCTCGCAGGTCTTGCCGCCAAACTCGTGTTGCTGGACGTTGACCTTCATATCCGCCGTGTCGCCGTCACCCGTGACGCCGCTGTTCCTGTTGGTGACGGGCATGTCGATGGGTGCGGTGCTGTTCTTTGCCATGGTTGCTCCTGTGGTTGAAAAATTGGGCGGGCCTGTTACGACCCGCCCATGTCTTGGGCCCTCGATCAGCCCAGCGCTTCCCAACTGAACACCTTGGACGCCACCATCGTGGTGGCGGTCAGGGTGAACGTGCCGTCGTCGCCGACAACGATGCCGTTGGTTTTGTCGAAGGTGCGGGTGCCGTTGGCCACCGTGTGCAGGGACACGGCCACCACGTTCCAGGTCGCGGCGTAGTCGGTATCGGTGACACCGGCGTCAGCGTCCAGTTTGGCGTTGATGCCGTTGATGGACGCCTTCAGCAGCGCGGCCGTCGGCGAGGTGCCGCTGGGGATGTTCCACAGGGCCGCGTAGTTGGTGTCCGTCACGCCGGCCGATGCGTCCAGCTTGGCGGTCAGCAGCTCAAGCGAAGTCTCCAGTTGCGCCAGGGAGGCGCCGGCCGGGGCGCAGGTCGCCGCGAAGTCGGTAGGCGTCACACCACCGTCGGAATCGAGCTTGGCCAGGATGCCGTTGAGGGCGGCGTAGATCGCGCTCTCGTCGATACCCTTGAACCACTCGTCGCTGATGCGGTCGGTGATGTTGTGCAGGCGCACGATCCGGGGCACAAAGCCCACGGTGAAAGAGGTCGCGACGGCAGATGCCGACGTGGTGACGAAGTGCCCGACAGCGCGGTTGGATACGCCTTCGGACTGGGTGACGGTGCTGGTATTGGTCGGCATGATGATTCCTTAAGAGAAGTGCCGTGAATGGGGGGGGGATGGGCAGAGGGGGCGCTGCGGCCCCCTCGCTGTTACGCCGTGACGGCGTGCTCCATGCGGATCATGAAAGCGTCATTCAAGATGACGGCCAGGGCCCACATCTTGTAGGCAACGTGCCCGCGTTGGCCGAGTTTGTCGGAGTCAGACACCTTCGGGTTGAACACGATGGGCATCAGGCCGTTGCCAGAGCCCGCCAGGTTCACCGTGCCGTAGGCGTTCTTGCCGACAACGATGGACGCATACACGTCGGTGGCGGTGCCGCCCAGGTTCGAGCCCAGCGCGCCGCCGGCGTTGGCAAACGGCGTGTACAGGGTCGAGGCCATGAAGCGGATGTTCTCGAACGAGCCGATCTCAGCGTCCGACAGCGGCTTGAACGTGCCGTAGTTCTGCACACGGGTGTAGCCCGTGGCGAAGTTCGACGTGTTCTGCAGGTCCATCTCGACGTTCGGGTGCACGAAGCACACGAAGCAAGGCGGGATCGGCGCCGTGCCCACGCCGTCGGAGGCCGACAGCATCATGGTCAGGGGCTTGGTGTCCTGCTGCTTGAGCGAGCGGATGGCCTTGCGGGTCTGCGTCGAATTCAGCACCGAGGTGATGCCGCCGCGGGACGTGCCGTTGGCGTAGCTGACGTTCGTGCCGGCCTTGATCGCGTTGTAGACGATCAGCTCCTGCGACTGGCCAGCGGTCTCGCCCATGGATTCGCTGTACTCGGTCAGCACCGGGTCTTCGTGCGTGTCCATGATCACGTCGGTCAGGCCAACCCACTGGCCGTACTGGTCCAGCGTGCCGGTCACGTCCGTGCGCAGGATGGTGGAGCCGGCGGGCGTCACACCTTCGGCCAGCGGGGTCGTGCTGGCAGCCAGGCGGCCGTAGCGCGCCCACTTGACCACCTTGGTCTTGCCCTTGGGCACGGTCGTGAGCACGGCAAAGCGGGCCATGCAAAGCTGGGGCTGTGCGCGCTCCAGCATCTTGTCCACGGCGTAGGCCGCGGTGCGGGGGGTGATGTCACCGTAAACGGTCATGATCTCGATTCCTTAAAGCGGGGGAGCCGCCCGCTGTCTGGCCAGGCGCTGAGCCCGGAAGTGCGCGAGCGAACCGTCGAAGTCGTCCTCGGCAGGCAGTGCGCCGCGCGAGGCGGCTGAACTGGTGCGAGACGGCAGGCCAGCAGCGCGCTCGAGGCGGCTGGTGTCCTTCTTCGTGGGTTCGCCGGCCTTGCCGGTGGTTTCAGCGCCGGCGCCAGCGGCCGACTCGGTTTTGGTTACCGCGATAGAAGGTTTTCCAGCGCGGCGCAGGTCGGCGTCGTAGCTGTCGAGCACAGCCTTGGCGTCCAGTGCGGATTGGCCTTTGTGGAAGGCGAATTGCAGGGCGCTCGATTGCTTGCTGATCCAGCTCTTGAAGTCGTCGGTCTTGACTACCGCCTTGACGGTGTCCATCGGATACACGGCCAGCAGGGCTTCACTCGCGGCTTGTTCAGCGGCGGCTTGCTCCTGGGTGATCCGGTCCTGTCGCTCGTCAGCCAGCGGCTTCAGGGGCTCGACAACCTCCTGGGCGGCGGCTTTGGCGGTCGAATGGACCTTGCCTTCAACTTCGGTGAGCGCATCCCCGACAACCTTCAGGATGCGCGTGAGTTCGGGAAATTCCTTCACCTGCTCGGCCAGGTCTGCGAAACGGTCCTTTGCTTCTTCAGCGGTCTTCGGGGGCGTTTTTGCCTCCTGCAACTGCAGCTGAAGGTCGGCTTTCTCACGTTCCAGGCGCGCGGCTTTTTGGTTCAGGGCGTTGACCCGGCCAATCTCGCTCGTCACACGGTGAAGTTCGGCCTGGGCTTTTGCCAGCCGTTGCTCCGGGGTTTCCTCGGCGGCCTTGTCGGCGGCAGGGGTGGCCTCGGGCTTCTTGTCGTCGGCGGTGACCGTCTTGTCCTTCGTCGTAGCGGCGTCAGCTGCGGCCGGTGCGGCGGCAGATTGGGTCGCGTCAGAGGTGGCTGCTGTGGCGGGGTCTTCAGCGCGGGCGCTGCGGATCTCGCTCAGGGCGGCTGCCATCTGGTCTTCGTCGGTCAGGTTCTCCGTAGAGGTGGTCATCAGGTGTACGGCATGCGCTTTTGGCGC